TACTGCTGATAATTTTTTAAATAATGGAAGCCTATGACAACATATAATATTTTTTACAATTCTAATAAAGAAATAGTTTGGTCTACAACAGGTCAGATTAATGATGGCATAAAAACAGCTCAATCAGATTTAGGTTTATCACATGTTGCCTTGGATTTAGCAGATGATAACCAACCTGATTCAAATTATTATGTTAATTCTGACGCTACTGCTTTAGTTCAAAAAACAGCTTGGAACTTCACATTCTCTACAACTACACCTGCTGTAGATGAGGTAATAAATGTTACAGGCTTACCAACTGGTACAAAAGTTTACATGGACGGGACTCTACAAGGAACTATGACTGATACGACTTTGACATTAACAGTCCAAGAGCCAAGCACATATATTATTAAATTTGAGAAATTATATTATCAAAAACATAATGGAACTCAAATAATTGTTAAGAGGTATGGAGAATGAATATAAACTTACATAAAGAACAATCAACAGCAGACAACAGAAAACAATATTACAGCAAATTTAAAGACCAATTAGACAAGCTGTGGCACGATATAGATTCAGATAAGTTCGGAGCTGCTGCCAAGACTGGTGGATTTTATCTAGCAAGAAAGGCAGTAAAAGATAAATATACTTAAAGGAGTAAATTATGAATGATAATATGGGAAGTGGTCGTTTTGGTGGCGACATGGATAGAAACGAAGTTGAAATGGACCTTAATAAGTTTATGGCTATGATTCAAGAAATAAGTGAACTTAAAGGTGAAATAAGAGACCTTAAAGATGTAACAAATGTTAATCCACATCAAAGATGGATACATTTAGCCCAAGCTGTAGATTCATGGCGAATATTCCCTCGTATGTTTTTAACTGTTTATATAGTTTTGTTGTACAAATGCACTATTTGGTTTATGGACCTACCAACTCCTACCTTTGAACAATCAGGTTTAATATCAATTGTTGTTGGTGCAGGTGCAGCATGGTTCGGTTTATATGCAGGTACAAGTGGAGCGTCTAAGTCATTTAAAGGCGAAGATTAGTGGAAGCCTTTGACCTTATAGAGAAGGTCGGTTTGCCAATAGCAAGTGGTTTAATCATGGGATACTTTATTTTTCTTATCATGCAACAAATGATGAATGGTCTTGTAAACAAAATTAAGACTGTAGAAAACATATCTAAAATGTTAATAACTAGAGCGTCAATAATTAACAATGAAATCATAAGACTAGATGTATTAGTTTCAAGCGCTATAGATATAGCACCTGATTTAGATAGAATAGCAAGAGCTGAAAACTTTGTTGAAGATGGGAAAATAGACGCAAGAAGGGACTAGTGGATATTGTTCTGCTAGTAGAGAAGTTTGGATTTACTACAATCATGGTAGTAGGTCTTGGTTATTTTGTTTACTATGTTTGGCAAACAATTACCAAAGTAATAGAACCTGCATTGGGACAAATGCAAAAAACAATTATAAGGTTGACTGACCAACTTCGCCTGTTAGACCAAGATATGATAAGATTAAAACAGAAGGTAAGTACGGCTATAGAAGTACAGGAGAAAAATGGCAAAAAGAGGACGACCAAGCCTAAAGGAAATATCAAGGCGTAAGAACGAAAAAGAAAAGGACATGATAATAAGATTTGTCTTAGTCATTGGTGCTGTAATTTTTCTTGGTGTGTTTGTTCAAAATTTATATGCTGACGAAATAGTACACAAGTTTAAAAATCCTTCGTTTAGTGGTGTAGGTACATCTTCTCATTATTTGACTATTGAAAATCAAGAGTTTAATCGTAAGGAAGCAATAAAAGCAGAAATCAAAGCATTGAAAGAAGCTGCTGAAAGAGAAGAAGAAAATACAACACTAGCTAGATTTATAAGAAACCTAGAATCTCGTATATATGCTCAGTTGAGCAGACAGCTAGTAGATAATCTATTTGGCGAGAACCCAAGTGATAGTGGTACATTTACACTTTTAGGTAATACGATTACATATACTTCTGATGGAGAATATATAACACTAACTATTACTGATGAAAACGGAAATATTACTCAAATTACGATTCCTATTGGCGATTTCACTTTCTAGTTGCAGCCTTTTAGAAATTGATGACGCTACAAGCCCTTATAGGTTTGCAGCTAATAATGATGAAGAAGTACAGATACTTGACTTACAATCACAAGAACTCTTAAACGCACCACCCCCTTCTATAAGACCAGTTGTTGCTGTATATCCAACTGCATTTACTGACCAAACTGGACAAAGAAAGAGCAATAGTAGTTTTGCTTTGTTTTCTACTGCCATTACCCAAGCACCTTACACTCTGTTAATACGAGCTTTAAAACATGCTTCTAATGGTGATTTTTTTATTGTCGCAGAAAGAGTTGGTTTAGATAATCTAACAAAAGAAAGACAATTAATTCGTTCAACAAGAAATGAAAATGGTGAAAGTAATGCAGTTAGACCTTTACTCTTTGCAGGAATCTTGCTAGAGGGTGCTGTTGTGAGTTATGATAGTAACTTGTTGACTGGTGGTATTGGAGCAAGATACTTAGGAATAGGAACTTCTACTCAATACAGACAAGACAGCGTTTCGGTTAGTTTGCGTCTTGTATCTGTAGCGACAGGAGAAATCTTAATTGAAGTAAGTAGCAGCAAGACTTTATGGTCAACTGGACAGTCACAAGATGTGTTTAAATTCATAGAAATGGGTACTGAACTTGTTGAGCTAGAAGCAGGGACTTCTACCAACGAAAGTGCAACTCTTGCTCTTAGCAAAGCGATAGAGGGAGCAGTACTTGAATTAATTACTATCGGATACGATAGGGGATTTTGGAACTATGAAGAAACACTTAAAATTAACGAGCCTGATTGTGATGCTGAGTGCGTTGCAAACATTCGCGGCTGATAACGAAATTTATGTCCAACAAAGTGGAGTCAATGCCAATATAGACTTGGAGCAATTAGGTTCAGGAAATATTATTGGTGGTCTATTATCTGAAGCAGGTAGTGTAACGGCCCTAGATTTAGACGGACTTAATCTTACGCTAGATATAAACCAAATAGGTAACACTAATTTATTCAAAGGCGATATATGGGGAGACACCCTTACAGGATTCTTTGAATTTGATGGTGACTCAAATACATTTAAACTGCAAGGAGACCCAACTAATACTTATGGTATAGACAGCTCTAACTATAATGTTGATGTTACAGGTAGCACCAATACTTTTGACTTAGAACATGGCACGAGCGCATTAGCAGGAACTTTAGACCTAGATTGGATTGTCTCAGGTAGTGGAAACGACTTTGACTTTGCAATTAATTATGATGGTGCTACAAGTTATGTAGATATTGATGGAGACGATAATAATGTCAATTTCACAGGTAGTGGTTATGCAGGTGGATATTTCTATTTAGACCAAACTGGTGATGGTAGAACATTCAATATACAACAACTGAGTACACAAGATAATGACTGGCTTAAAATATTGTCAACTGGCGATAATGGTACTGTTTGCGTTATCCAAAACGACCAAGGTTCAAGCACAGGTTGCTGATATTGGGGATATTTCTGAACTAACTGGCTCAGCTTCAGTTGTCAGGGAAGAACCAATAAATGCCAAATTAAATTTTGGTATTCAATCTAACGATGAAGCCATTACCAAGAATGGTAGAATGGCTATTAAATTTTTAGATGATTCTATAGTAAAGCTCACAGAAAATAGTCAATTATTAATAGATGAATATATCTATGACCCCAATCCATCAAAAGCAAAAATGTCTCTTACCTTTGCCGTAGGCACGACAAGATTTATTACTGGCTCTCTTAATAAAATAAACAAACAAAATATTTCTCTAAAAACACCAACTGCCAATATTGCAATTCGTGGAACTGATTTTACTGCAACTGTAGATGAACTTGGTCGCTCTTTAATTATTCTTTTACCAGACCCCTTTGGTCTTTCAAGTGGAGAAATAGAAGTGACTACTGCTATGGGTAGCGTCTTGTTAAATAAACCTTTTGAAGCTACGACTGTTGATGTCTTTGAAAACACGCCTAGCAAACCAGTTATACTTGATTTGTCTTTAGACATAATTGATAACATGTTGATAGTGACTCCACCTAAAGAAGAAGCTCAATTACAAGAAGCAGTTTACACGAGCCAAAATGACATTCTAGACTTCAATGATTTAGACATTGATTATTTAGCTGAAGATTTTTTAGACAATGAAGCAGACCTTGCTTTTTCTGAATTAGATATAAATTATCTTGATGTAAACTTTCTTGAAGATTTACTTGATGTCATTGACGCTTTAGAAGTTGCAGAAACACAAGACGCTTTAAAAGCAGACGGAACTTCATTGAATATAACTGGTACAAATTTTGGACAAGATACAGAAACGCAAATAACGACATTCCTAACTGGTCAAGTATTGACCTTGCAAAGAAATGTGGCAAATAATGCAAGAGTTGATATAGATACATCAGGTTCATATACAGTTATCTTTATTCAAGACGGAGTTTCTAAAACAATAACTATAAATGGGGGTGGTTCAAATGTCATTAAAATCACTCAAAGCGATTAAGTTTAAAAAATATAGATTGGTTGAACAATACAAAGGTACTCTTATAGATGTATATGTGTAATGAATAAAATACTATCACTAATACTTATAGTACTCAGCATACCTTTATTCATAGGAGTTATACCTTTAGAAGTTTTAAAAATGCGTACCTTTGACGCTTTCATAGAAACACCTGAACAATCTAATAACTTTGTAATTCTAAATATAACTGAAGAAGATGTAGAACAAGAAGGTGGTTATCCATTACCAAGACAAAGATTAGCTGAAATAACAGATGAGATTATGGCAAAGGGAGCTATAGGTATTGCCTTTGTTATTGCATTTCCACAAGCAGATAGAATGGGTGGTGATGAATCTTTTGCTTTAGCTTTAAGTAAATATCCAACTGTAATAGCCATGTTCCCTGATAAGAGTGGTACATATCCCAAGACAACAGGTACAGTTATAAAAGGAGAAGAAAAAGGTGGTATATTAGTTGAAGGTGTAAAAGAAAATCTAACTATATTATCTAATAATAGTCTGCAGGGTTTAGCTTTTGCGCCTACTGAAGCAGACCAACTTGTACGCAGGATTCCTCTTTTAATTCAAACGCCTGATGGTTGGTCAGCTTCTCTTGGTACTCAAATTTATAAATCAATATTTGGAGTCAAGACATACATTATCACTACAAATGATAATGGTATCCAAGAAATAGCTATACGAGGAATACCACCAGTAAAAACTGATTCTCTTGGTAGAAAGTGGATTTCATGGGTTCAAACCCAACAAACTGATTTACAAGAAATGAATGTCGCAGGTCGTTTCGTTTTAGTAGGTGTGACTGCAAGTGGTGTAATGCCACAAATTGCAACGCCAGTAGGTCTCCTAGAGCCACATAAAATACAAGCAGCTTTAGCAGAGTCTATTTTAATTCAAGACAGTCCATATATACCTGACTACGCAATAGCTTTAGAGATAGCCATATTTATAGGCACAGGGCTTATCCTAGTTGCGCTCCTTAACTTTTTTGGTATATGGGGTACTTTGATGTCCTTTGGGGTTCTTTTTGCTGCCACAGCAATCTATGGAGTTTGGACAATTAGAAGTGGTTTATTAATAGATGTGTCTTGGACACTCATGTCCCAATTTATTATTGCGTCATGTGGATTCTTTTTAAAATATAGAACTCAATATTTATTAAGACAAGAAATAAAAAAACAATTTGAACATTATATAGACCCAAGACAAGTAAAAAGACTACAAGATAATCCAAGTCTTTTAAAACTAGGTGGTGAAAAAAAATATGCCACATTCTTATTCACAGATGTTCGTGGATTTACTGCTTTATCAGAATCATTAGAGCCTGAACAAGTAGCATACATAATGAATGAAGCCTTGACTGCTCAACAAGAAGCCGTGCAGAAACATGGTGGAATGGTTGATAAATATATAGGGGACGCAATGATGGCTATATTCAATGCGCCTTTAGATTTAGCCAATCATCAACATGCAGCTATGATGTGCGCTCTTGATATACAAAAAAATATGGAAGAATTAAATGAAAAGTTTAGGTCCATGAAACTAGCTCCAGTTGCTATTGGCATAGGTATCAATACAGGTTTTGCAGTAATTGGCAATATGGGTAGCTCCAGTAGATTTGACTACACGGCTATAGGTGATGCCGTAAATGTTGCTGCAAGGCTAGAAAGTGGTACTAAAGCAGCAGGTGTTGACCTCCTTATTGGTCAAGAAACTCAAAATGGGTTATCATACGAACTAAAGCCACATGGCGAAATTGAAGCCAAAGGCAAAAGTCAAAAATTAATGGTTTACACATGGGAACAAAATTAGCAGTCGTATTAGGTGGTTTACTATTGATAACCTTTTCAGGTTCAGCATGGTACATTGACAGACTACTTGACCAAATATCTGTTTTAAAAGGCAATCAAATAGCCTTAGAAAATTCCATAGCCTTACAAAATGATTCTATTCAGGCTCTTACAGATAAAGCAGCTAACTTACAAAATCAAAATAATAAATTATCCTCGCAGAATCAAGAAAGCATGAGAGAGGTAAACAAATTAAGAAACACTTTTGCTTCGCATGACCTTGACGCTCTTGCTCTAGCCAAACCTGCAATGATTGAAACAAGAGTAAACAAAGCAGTTAAAAGACTTAAAGAAGAACTTGAACAAATAACAGACCCTACTCAATTTGATGAAAAAGATACTGACAGTTAGTGCGTTAATTTTAATGACGACTGGTTGCTCAATGATACCAAGTCAAACTAAGCCTGTGGAAGTTCGTACCATTTCAGAGCCTATTCCTATGTACCACCCCCCCTTACCAATAGAGGTACAACTGGTTGATGTTGATTGGACAGTCTTAACGCCTGACCTTATGACTCAATATCTCATTGACTTGGAAAATGGCTCTGCCCCTAAAACTGCCTACTACTCATTGACAACTAAAGAGTACGAAAATTTATCTATGAATATGGCAGAACTCAAAAGATACTTAAAAGACAGTCTGCATATCATTGAATTTTATAGAGAATATGATAATGATGAAAAAGAAGATAAGGTGCCAAACTAACTGACAAGTGGTATAGTTGAAGCTCCAAACTTAAATAAAGGAGAATATTATGTTCGGAATGATAGGAGAATGGTTAGGTATTATTACTGGTGTTATTGCTTTGGCAAGTATCATTTGTAGTTTGACTCCTACACCAAAAGATGACGCCATGATTGGTAAGTTATATAAACTTATAGAAATGTTGGCTTTAAATATAGGCAAGGCTAAGCAATAGTCATGTCTGATAGCATTACGCCATTCGTATACAATGCTTCATTGGATAGGGTAGTAGATGGAGACACCATAGATGTAGTGCTAGATTTAGGCTTTTCTGTAAAGCTACACAAACAAAGAGTACGATTAGCAGGTATAGATACACCTGAATCACGAACAAGAAACTTAGAAGAAAAAGCACTAGGACTCAAAGCCAAAGACAGACTTATAGAACTATGTGTAGGTTCTTTTAAAATACAATCATTAGGTAAAGGCAAATATGGCAGAATACTTGGTATCCCTTATACGGAAGATGGTAAGAGTATTTGTCAAATTCTTATTGACGAAAAACATGCCGTTGAATACTGGGGTGGAAAAAAAACAGGTAAGATACTTGAAGATGGAACATGGGGAGAATGACATGAGAATATCAGAAGAAGGTAAAGGACTAATAAAAAAATTTGAAGGCTGCAAACTAGAAGCATATCTTTGTAGTGCCAATGTTTGGACATGTGGTTGGGGAGCAACTAGAGATGTCAATGAAAAAACAACTTGGACACAAGAACAAGCAGACGAAAGATTTGACCATGACATCGTAGAGTTTGAAGATTACATCAATGATTATGTAACTGCACCATTACACCAAAATCAATTTGACGCATTGGTTGCATGGGTTTATAACTTAGGTCCAAACAATTTAAAAAGTAGCACCATGCTTAGAGTATTAAACTCAGGTGAATATGAAGAAGTTCCACATCAAATGAAAAGATGGAACAAAGCAGGTGGTAAAGTCTTAGAAGGTCTTACACGGAGAAGACTAGCTGAGTCCATGCTCTTTGAGGGCAATGGAAATTGGCACACTATATAATATGAGCATAATTATTAGGGAAGATGATGAATTACCTTTAATTATAAAATTATTAAAAAAAGCATTGCTTGAAGATAAACTGACTGAATCAGAAATATCAATAGCACATGAGCTTTATGAGGATTTGAAAGAAGTCAAATGGCATTAAGTAAAACGCAAACCAAAAGATTAGGTGGTATCTTATCCATTATGTTTGGTGATGAAATGCCAAGTGAAGTATTAACAGAACTTATAAAAGATGGTTTTGTCAAAATTCAAGAGGACAAAGCTATCCTTAGTGAAAAAGGATTAGACGAAAAAAATCGTCTATGCACACTTGCAGGTTTAAATATTATGTATCAATCTGAGAAGCCTACTGTAGCCTAGAGCCATACATTTTTGCTTGGTGTAGTTCGTAAGTAAGTTTATAACCCCAATACTTTCTAAACATATCTCTTGCTTCTTCTTCTAGTAGAACCTTTTCTCTATACATTTCTCTTTCTACTGAATTTGCATACCACCATCTATGAAAGTTGTTGTCATAAGTGTCTGTATCGCAATACTTAAATGATTCGTCTTTAACATGTCCCATTATTTTTCTCCCCTTTTTGACTAGCTTCGTACATTAAACAAAATAGCATATCTTGTTTTTCTTTGACAAGCTTCTGTAACAATTCTAATTCTTGTTCTGTTTCTTTAATTTTTTCCATAACTTCCCCCATCAATCATTTTTTACAATCCATAATGCCATTGGTGTATCCATATAATCTGCAGCTTTAAAATCTATTATTGGCATCACATCTGTCATTTTTACTTTGCAACTATCAAATTCAGAGCCTTCGCTCCCAATTAACATACATTTGCCTGTAAATACATGCTCCCCTATTTGGACATATCGCTTTTCATTATCTTTAAGCCTTCCATTTTCATCACATAAAACATGAGTACTTGGATAGCTAAAAAGCCTTACGGATTCTATTAAGTCGTCTGTAGTTAAGTCTATTGTTTTTTTAAGAAGGTCAAAGTCATTATCCAACTTGATTCTAGTGACTTCTTTTTTGAAAGGGTCAACGATTATTACCCAAATTTTATTTGTTGTTTCCATTTATGTGGTCCTTAAAATAGGACTCTAATAACAAAGAGATTCTAGGGTTAATATTTGCGTGTCCATTTTCAAACCTCGCAATCATTGACCTATTTGGCTTACCATTAACTTCATATCCAAGATACTTAGCAACATCAGTTTGAGAAACTTGATGTTCTGCTCTTTTCTTTTTTAATTCTGTTCCGTCCATGATAATCTCTCGTATTGAGCCTTTATTATAGTTAGTATAGTTTTTTTTGCAACTAATATTGATAGTCTTACTCCTGCTCAAAGCCATCAAACCAAACACCTGCTTCACGAGTATCATCTCGTTGGCAATGCTCTTGGGCTTCTGCTCTCGTTAATCCACTTTTAATAATTCTGTGGTGGTCTGTATGGTTATTATCAAAACAGAACCTTATTATCTTATAGTTGGCACATTCACATTCACTCATTTGTATCTCTCCATAGGTATAAGTCTTTTAGTGGCAACCTTAACCATAATATTTAGTTCTTCATCAAAGAACCATGATTTTGTATTTGATTCTCTAGTAAATTTGTTGCCTACAACTTCTAAAGTATCTTCTACCTGTCCTGCATAAGTACCAAATATTGTGGAGTTTCTAAGTTTACAGAATTGTCCGTGTTCCATTACTTAGACCTCAATACTTCGCCATCTTTAACGGCTGCTAAAAAACCTGCTTCGTCTCTAAGCAAAGTAATACCACCTACAGTTTCTACAGAGTTTGTAAAACTTGGCTTATAAAAAGGTTTGTTGTTTTCTTTACAGTACAGCTTATAGATTCTTGCTGCGTTGCCTATAGTACTTAGTTCGTTCGTTGTCATAAATTTTCTCCTTTATATTTATCAATTTATACATCTATTATGACACATATAGTTATTATTGCAACTACTATATTAAATTAATATCTAAAAGGGTAAATCGTCATCTTGGTCAAAGTAAAACTTTGCGCCTTCAAACTGTGCCTTTGCATATTGCTGACCTATGTCTGCAGGTAAACCATAATGCTCAAATAAATTCTTTTCTGTACCATGCTTCGTGTGTAGCTCCATGTGATGTTTTTGACATAATGGTATGCAGTTCTCGTCTCCTGCCTTTAGGGACATTCCTCGTTTGCCTGAATAGGGTTTTAACAAGTGGTGCGCTTCTGTACAACCATTGCAAGTACTAGGTCCATTCTTTTGCCCAATAAGACATGCCAACCTTTTGATAAAGCCAACATGTCTTTTATCCCTATATTGTTTATTAGCCATTAAAACTTAATGTCTGAATCCACAATATTTTCTTTAGGAAATGGTGCTTCATTGGAATCATCATTGACTTCATCTATTTCTGTAAAGCCAAGACTTGAATAAGGGACACCACTTTCAGACTCTTTAGCCCATATTCCTAGTTTCCATTTCTTCATAGCCAATTCACCATTAGCGTCTTTTTGACCCCATAAAGGCGATTTAACTCTACCACCCATATCAGGACTTTTTGCGTTCAACTTATCCTCAGGTTTATTAATATGTAATAGACCCATTGATACATACATTTCGTGTTGAACTTTACCTTCGTTATTTTGTTTTTCAATAACCATGCCATAGAACTTTGTGTCTTCTAATTGAAAGCTGCCCTTACGAACAACTTTTGCCTTATCTTCAAGCCACATAGACCCATAACCATTATTGTCAAACTTATTGTCATTATCCATTTGATTTCTCCTTATTGATAATTAGTTTATATTTCCAACCTTTGCTGCTGTCAATCCTCTTTTTCTCTACAACTTCACCTGTTCTTGGCAAGTTGTATTTGCTTCTGCAATAATCTTTCCTAAGATTCCTGATAGCAGCGCTTATAGTTGGCTCTCCATAGAAAGTACCAGTCTTTTCTTTTATTACATTTCGTAAGTCCCAAAAAGTCCAGTACCTCCCATCTCTCATACATAAAAAGACACAATCGTCTAAAGTCAATTTAGGCATTAGAATTTTGAGTCAGTCCTTGGTGTCGCTCTTGTATTAGATTTAGGCGCTTCTGTAACGGCTGCTGTTGCCAAGTTAGCGTCATCATCATCTGCACCTAAACCACATGCAGTCATAAGACTGTATCTTCTTGCATAGGTCAGCGAAGACCCAAAAGCATGAGGATTCAATTTAATTGCAGGTACATATACAGGACCACATTTTAATTCTCCACCATGTCCATATAATATGGTTTCTACGATACAACCTGTTTCGTTGTAGCTAGTATTTTGGTGAAACAAGATTCCATTCTTATTCAATGGTTTCTTAACAGCTTCAATAACGGCATTTAATGTCGCATATCCACTACTATATAAAGGATTAACTGCATTTTTAGATACAGCGTCCATTTCGCTCTGTGCCTTTATTAGGGCATTTATCAATTCATTATTTAATTTCATGTTATCTCCTATTTAATATCAAATAATTTTTTAGCACCTTCAATTTCTGTTGGTGTCCAAAAGTCGTAGAAATTATCATTGCTTAGATTTGGTTCTAAACAACTCAAATAACATACCTCCTCAATATCATCACTAAGGGATAGAAGCCTACCCATCTTATTGACGATTCTCTCAATATCTCCAACATGCTTTTGCACATCATTAATATCAAAACTTATTAATTCTTGTATCTTTGTAGTGGAATAAACATAATCAACCACAGGTGGTTTATCTGTTGCTAGTGCGTAAAAAGACAATTGCAAACAATAGTCAGCACTTACATCTTTTGGTCTTACGCTTGTAGTTTTAAGGTCTCTAACACAATCATCATATAAGAGGTCAACAATACCTCTAATTACAACTGGACTATCTGCAAACTCATACTCTACCCATTCTTGCGCTGCAATAGGCACACCTAACTTTTTATATAGGGGTATCATTTCTGCTAAAACATCATGGACTCTATTCTGCTTTTTATTGTGCATGTCCCAGTCGTAGCCGTAAGGTTTTTTTTCTTGTATTTTTTCAAATTCTTCCATAGCCTTTTCAACACATTGGTCAAAGGTGGAATCTACCATTACTGCATGTGTTATGCCTTGCTCTATAGCATTGCCATAAGTAAAAGCAGGTTTATAAAGTCTATCTCTATAACCTGCAATATTGGTCAACCATCTAGCAGGACTTCTTCGGAATTTGTTGAGTTGCGTAGGGGATACATACTTAATATCATGTGCTTCAAAGGGATTATTACTTTTCAATTTATGCTCCTTGTTTCAGTTTATGTTTCCTATTATAACTATTTTAGACATGTTTGCAATAACAACTTTACAACAAAGAACTGACATTATATATTGTCTTACTTATGAGTATTCAAGGACTAACATGGTGTATAAAAAAAGAATGTGATACACCAACATCTAAATTGGTTCTATTTATTCTTTCTAATTACGCTGACGAAAATAATAGCTGCTACCCTAGTGAAAAACATCTCGCCAAAATTGTAGGTATTTCTGATAGACAAGTAAGACGCTGTTTAGCGAACCTTGTGGATAAGGGGTACATAACTATAGAGGAGAGGAGGGGTACATCTAATAGATATTATCTAGGGGTGGACGCTGAAGTCCTAACACTTAGGACGCCCACTTCCACCAATACTAAAGACAATACTAAAGATATATATACAAAAGCGTTTGAGATTTTTTGGAAAAGTTATCCACGAAAGATTGGAAAATATGCTGCTGCAAAATCCTTCAAGAAAGAATGTAAGAATATTGATAAAAATATATTAATTGAAAAAGCTAAGATGTTTGCAGACCAGTCGCAATCTACAGAAGAAACTTTTATACCTCATGCTGCTACTTGGTTAAACCAAAGGCGATATGAAGATGTGAAAAAGCGAAAGAGGTCTTTAAACAATTTAGCAGGATAGGAGAAATAATATGAGTATGATAGATATTCTGTATAGCGAAAACATAAAAGTAAAACATCACGAGCAAGGCAATCAAAAGATTAAATGTCCCCAATGCCAACCCCCACATGACCACAGAGATAATCCATTAAGCGTAACAATTGAAAATGACCATGCTGTTTGGAACTGTCATCATTGTGGCTATAGTGGTACTACAATGCGAGGTAATTCTACAAACTTTGTGGCAAGACCTAAGAAGGTTTTTGTAGCACCTAAGCTACCAACAGACCCAAAGAGACCTAAGACATTATATGACTGGTTTAATGAAAGAGGGATAAGTAAGGAAACTGTAGACAAGAAATCTATATATGTAGACCAAGAAAAGTGGATTGCTTTGCCCTATAAAGACGAAACAAAAGCTACTGTAAATATTAAATTTAGAACTAGAAGCAAACAGTTTAAGCAAACACCAAATGCCAAAAGAACTTTGTATAACTATGACTTGGCACATAAGCAAGAAGAAGTAATTTTTGTTGAAGGCGAGATTGATGTTTTGACCTTGATAGAGTGTGGTTTTGATAATGTTGTATCTTTACCTGATGGAGCGCCAAAGGAAGCAAAGTTTAATGAGAAGGACGCTAGGTTTACTGCTTTAGAGAATTGCCCATTACCAAATTTAAAAAAGGTAATTTTATTTACAGATAATGATGAAGCAGGAAAAGCACTACATGCAGAACTCTTACATAGATTTGGTAAAGACTTATGTTGGTATGTTGATTACCCTAAAGATTGTAAGGACGCAAACGAGATACTGAATAAGCATGGTCCACAGACACTTAAACAAGTGGTAAAAAGTGCGAGTCCATATCCAGTAGATGGTTTATATAGAGCAAACCAATATTATGGCGCTGTCATGGATTTATATGATGGCAACTATGCAAAGCCTATAAATATTGGCTACAAAGACCTTGATGAAATATATAATATTATGAAAGGTACATTCCATGTAGTAACAGGTATTCCTAATCATGGTAAGTCAAGTTTCCTTGACCAAGTATTGCTTAAAGTGGCTGCAGACCACAGATGGAAATATGCTGTATTTTCTCCTGAACATTCAACGCAAATGCACCTACGCAGACTTCTACAAATGCACCTAGAGAAAAGTTTTGATATAGATTTCAATAATAGAATGACAAAAGAAGAACTGCAAAAAGGACTAGACTGGATTAACGAATATTTTTATTTTATAGAAACGAAAGATACTGTACCTGACATTGATTATATTTTAGATGTAGCAAAATCTAGTGTGTTGAAATATGGAGTCAACGGAATTGTTATTGACCCCTATAATGAAGTATCAGCAAAACGAACTGGTAATGCTAGGGAAGATGAACATATAAGAGACTTTATATCTAAATGCAAGAGATTTGCTAGGGTGCATGATTGCGTAGTTTGGATAGTAGCGCACCCTACTAAGCTACCAAAGAATAACGATGGCTCTTATGCAGCACCAACGGCTTACGACATTAGTGGTGCAAGTCATTGGTCTAATCAAAGTGATGTGATTCTTACAGTACATAGGGACTTTGATGATAACTCTATTGAGGTTATTACTAGGAAGATACGAGAACAAGGTTTGTATGGTAAGATAGGAAGTGCTAAGTTTAATTACGATAACAGCAAGAAAATTTTTGTTGAAGCCAAAGAAACTGATTGGGACATTAATGAAGTACATCATTGGTCTGATAACTAGGGAGTTATATGTCTAAAGAATTAAAAACAAATGAATACGATATTCAGCTTGTATCTATTTTTGATATAAAGCCATATAAGAACAATCCACGACAAGTCAATCAAACTGCAATAAACCAAGTCAAAAAATCTATTCAACAAAATGGATTCACAAATGTAATTATCGTTGATAAGAACATGGAAATTATCGCAGGACATACAAGATTAGAAGCTGCAAAACAACTCAACATGATGGAGTTGCCAGTCTTTATTGCTAAAGACCTTGATGATGAACAAGCAAGGCGTCTCCGACTTTTAGATAATAGACTTGTTGAACTTACTCCTTGGGATATAGAAAAACTTGTACAAGAAATTGAAGCCACAGAATTAGATGACGACATTGAAGCATTGTTTGAACCTTTAATGAATGAAGATTTAAGCGAATTTGACCTTAGCGATGATACTTATACACCTGAGGAACCAACTTATAATCAAGCAATAATCCAATATGTGATGATATTTGATAACGAAAGACAACAATCTCTTTGGTATTCTTTTTTAAGTTCAATGCAAGAAATGTATCCTGACGAAGAAACCCACGCTGCAAGGTTAGAAAAATTTATAGAATCTAAATCATGGGCAAAGTAGCCAAAAAAATACGAGTTTATATAGATACAGATGTCTATGACGAAGCCATAGCTAGAATAAACCATGTTTACGATACCTTTGACACAATAGTCGTGATGTTTAGTGGTGGCAAAGATAGCCTTGCTGCTTTACATCTTTGCAAAGAGGTAGCAAATGCTCGTGGTATTAAAAAGGTTAATGTCGTGTTTAGAGACGAAGAATTAATACCTAATTCAGTAATAGACTTCGTTAATAAATATCGTGAAATGGATTGGGTAGAAATGCTTTACTTTGCAGTCCCTTTACATTCTCAAAAATATGTCTTGGGTAGAACTGAATCTTATGTGCAATGGGATAAAAAACGAAAACACATTAGACCTCTACCTGAACATGCTATTACTACAAAAGATGATGACCCAACGATATATACCCAAGATACAATGGATATGTTTACTGCAAGTTTTTACAAAGGAAAGATTGCCTTTGTCAACGGCATTAGAGCAAGTGAAAGTCTTATGAGATATGCAGCTTGTATGAATAAGATTAATGAAAACTATATTAATTCTGTGAAGGCAAATGTACCAAATGTTAAATTTTGTAAGGTTGTCTTTGATTGGGAAGAAAATGATGTCTTTAAATATTTTATGGAAAAAGAAATAGAGTATTGCAAAATCTATGATTGGCAAATGTGGAACGGAGACCAATTTAGAGTTGCAACACCAATTCACCAAGAAGCAGCAAAAAGATTTAATAAATTAGCAACACTTGACCCTGTACTCTATGAACAGACAATAGATATTTTTCCTGAAATGGTCATGCAAGGTTTGTATTACAAAGAGTTCAACAGACAAGGAATAAAAGATAAATACTCTAAGGATATGCAATCAGTATTAGCCTATATCAAAGATTACATAACAGACGCCAAACAAAAACATGAAGCCTATAAGATGTTTAAAAAGACTGTCGTTGCAAATAGAAATGACCCTGCTGCCTATCCTATAGAACATATACTCAACTACTTTATGACTGGTGCTTACAAAAGAGACCTATTACCAATTAACACAACGGAGAAAAAATGATAGATGACCCAATTAGTAATATTGAGTGGATTGATTGCGAAGATTTAGAAGCCAACGACTATAACCCAAATGTAGTTTTTACACCTGAATTAAAAGCCTTAGAAAAAAACATCATGGCTTATGGTTGGGTGCAGCCAGTAATATCAACGAAAGATGGAATTATCATAGACGGATTTCATAGAACTATGTTGAGCAGGGAAAGCAAAACTTTAAGAGCTAAATATGATGGCAAAGTGCCTTGTGTTGTTTTTGATATACCAAGAGACCAAGCAATGATATTGACTGTTCGCATGAACAGAGCCAAAGGACAACATGTAGCCGTGCGAATGTCAGAAATGGTAAAAGAGTTAGTAGATGACCATAAATGGGCGCACCAAGATTTAGCAAAAGAATTAGGGGCGTCAAAAAAAGAAATTGACCTACTGTATCAAGACGGAGTTTTTAAATTTAGAAATATTAAGAACTATAAATACTCAAAAGCATGGTATCCACAATTAGCTGAGGAGCAAAATGGAACTTAAAGACCCCATACTAAGTCCTGCACCCATAGAAGTCGTTAGGGGTGATTACAAGCTGCTTGAAGTAGACTTTCAAGATGTAAAACAGTTTAGTTCAAGAGCGTCTAAAGAAAGAGTCGCTATTAAACCAACAGGCAACACAATATGGTTTCATGTATTTATAAAAAATGAATTAATTGGTTGTTGTGGTCTATACACAGCACCCAAAAAATGTAGGATAAAGGGTGATTATTTTTTACCTGAATATAGAGGAAAAGGAGCAGGAGATTTCATAACAGAATGCAGACATCTAATAGCAAAAGAATTAGATTATGACAAAATTGAAGTCCTTACTTTGCACCCTCACTATTACAAGAAAAAAGGATACACAATTTATAAAGAAAGAACGCAAGGCGTCTGGGTAGCAGACAAGGAGATTTAGATGAATCCATATAACGGCTATAGTGGTAGCCAAAGATTAAAAGCATTAGCTTGGATAAAAAAAGAATGGGCAACTGGAACACGACCACCAAAACCCTGTAAGTGTGATGTTTGTGGTCAAACAGAAGGAAATTTAGCTTGGCATAGCGAAGACTACTCTGCTCCTTTTGGAGATAACATTGGCAGATTTGGATTATGTTATATATGCCACATGATGATTCATTGCAGATATAAAAATAAGGTTGCATGGTCAAACTACAAAAAATATATTGCAAATGGTTTAGCCTACAAGCCATATCACTTTAATGATTGGAATAGTTTTAGGAGAGACTTCCTAATAGACAAAGGTCTAACAAGAGAATATGAACAGAATCCCAACGGAAATGTTGAGATTCTTAACCTTATTGAAAAAGGTGTCTATGCAGATGAAGGTAGCGAAGAATACAAAGCACTTATAGGAAGTCCATTAGCTTTGTAACCATCTTTAATACAATTGAAATATCCATCACTAGGTAATCCATAACCCTCTCTATTCATTTTATAGAACATTACATCTTCAATTGTTCCGTCTTCTAATTTTACTGGAAAACATCTTTTGCCATATAAATATGGGTAGCCTTCAAAACCATCTAAAGACTTTTCACATGTATCAGTAATTCTCCATACAACTCCATGGACTTCTTTGCCAAACACATTTTCTATATCAGCAACTCCACGAAAAACAAGTTTCCAGTCAGGTAAAGTTATTGGTCCAAGTAGTTTAGCTTTTGGACATCTATGCTTCATGCCCTCAATATTGGTGTTAGCACCATACGCAAAATATAACATCAGTTTATCTCCTTAATAAAACCATATCGTATCAATTCATCAACAAAATCATCATAGTCTGCATATAGCAATCTATAACCATAATGTTCCCATATTCGCTTAGCACATGCGTTGACCCATTCGTCTGTGTCTTTGCTATATACTTTTGCAAAACTTCTTTTAAACAACTCATGCACTAAGTCAACTTTTGTCGTTGCAAAATACTGGTTGCCATTTGTATCTTTAAATCTAATCATTAAATTCTTCCTTGTGTTAATTGTTCTGCATGTCTATCAGCATTAATTTCTTTAAATCTTTTTACATAAAATTTCTTAGTCGCTCTATCAATACCTTTTTTCTTGTATAAGTTGTCTAAAAAAGTTTTAACTGTATAGGTCTGTGTCGTATCACCTTCTCTAATAGTTTCACCTCTACTATTAATAGCTACTTCAATAATTCCCATTGTCAACCTAACCCAGTTGTCAACTTTCCAAGCACTCAATGTTCCACTATGCGCTCTGTTCTCAATAGTTCCTTGTCCCCAGTAATTTTGGAAATTCCATTTACCTCGTCCACTAAAATATCTGTCGTTCAATAAACGCCTAATAGTCTTACCATTTAACTGCTTGTAGACTTCAACTAAATCTGTATCAAAACTAAAACTATCTCTACAGTATCCATTGTTGCTACCTCGTCTGCTCTCAGGTAATAAGTAGTTAATAGCTTTTTCATACTTAGCCAAAAACTTCATACATCTTCTTAAAGGCAACTCTTGTTCTCCAGTAATATCAATATGCACATGCACACCAGTACTTCTATTTACCTTTCCATAAATATCACATACATCAAGTATGTCTCTCATTTTCTGCATGTCGTTTTCACCTTTTAATATAGGTGTCACTAATTCCATTGCATGTCCGTAGCCACGCTCAGTTCTTATAGAAGTATCGTCTTTAAGTCTCCATCTATTAGTCTTGTTGCTGTAGTAAGTGCAAAGTATGTCTTGCCCTGTAGCTGCGTATATCTTCCTTGCTAAGTTCTCTTTGCTTATGCTGCAAATAAACTCAACCTCTATTCCGTATCTTCTTCCATTGTCTAAGTTTGTCATTTTATCTCCGTTATATTTATCAACTTATGCACACATTATGGAACATAATAGTTATTATTGCAACTACTATATTAAAAAAAGATATATATTTATTTATGGATAATGTTTGTAATAACAACTATCTTATGATAGAGTATTGACATGACTAAAAATAACTACAAGGAGATAACATGAATAATTTAGTTGATAGCTTGGTACTTAGCTCTATGAAGACAAACTTTGTTAGGTTCATTGAGATATATGGATATGACGAAGCAGATAGAAAAATGGCGTCATTGTTTGGAGACGCTTATAAATGGAAGCAGCATGAACTTTGGCAATGGTTTGACCATGAATACGACAGGGTTCCTCTAAAATGTTTGGCACTTCCTGACTTGGATATTGGCGAAGCAATTGTCTGTATTAACAAGGGGTTAAAATAATGAAAGAAGTATTAAGCAAAGAACAAGTACGACTATTATTAAATCCAGTAATTACGATGACGAAGGAGACATCTTTTGTAGAAGATTACGAAGCAACAGATAGCGAAGCTATGGCAATAATAATTAGTAAATACTTTGGTTGGGACGGACTAGCCATTGGAGAAACATTATCTAAATCTTTAGAAGACGCAAATTTTCATGACTTAGGTAGCAAGGTAGACGCATTGCTTGACGAGGAGTTTACAAATGACTTGTAAGATGTGTGAGATAGTACAAAGAGAGGGCATATCCAACAAATGTCCTCAATGTATTAGAGATAAAATGTTAGAGACTATGCCTTACTTAGCAGCAGTACTTGACGAACTGACACCTAAATACAATATACATTTAAACGAGAGTCTTTTTGACATTCTAAATAGAATGAGTGATGAAGATAGCGAGAAGTTAAAAATGGCGATGAAGTATCCTCTTGGTAAGTTGAGGATAGTACATTGAACAATATAACTCTACAAAGACTCCTACATGGTTATCAACTTATTAAAGTTTCTGACTTTAAGAATCCAGTTGACGGAATAACATTTAATGGAGATAACTACCAAGATAGTGAATTAAAGACTCCGTTTGCGAGGGAGTGGGCAGAAACCTTTACATTACCTAAACATGTATACGACAGGATAAAAGGTGAAAAAACCCACGATGGCACTCCTATTAGTGCAACGATACCACCGAACCTAATGAAGCAAGGTATGCAGAAATTAAGTCAAGACATTACACAAAGCATGAAGTTTAGTATTGACTTGTCTAATGAAAATGATTGGCTAACAGAAAAAGAAATAGAAACAATACTTCCTGAGACACCATTATTTTCACCTTATCCACAAACTTACTTACAGGTCAAAATGCCTGACTTTACAATATGTATTTTATGCAAAGACCAAAATGTGCAGACGAAAGATACAGGGGAAGATTTATTAAAATTTCAAATGCAAATTATGGAGCATGAAAATAATAGATTTAGTTTAGACCTTAATGAATATGACATAGTTTTTCATGGCATGGATAAGACAGCAATTGATGGTAGAACTGGAGATAAAGATTTAGGTGGTTATACCTATTTTATTACTCCTACATGGTTTGCTGAAATTACAGATACTCGTGGACATGAGACTAGCTATGCTAAGAGAGAACAATTTAGTAATGAATCTCTTAATGCTTGGGTGCATACCCTACAGAGTACTTGGTGTACTTTTATGATTTATTTAAACTACCCACAAATAGCAGAACAAAAAAGAATAAAAGGTAGAAATAGTAAAAGTTGGTTTGATATACCTATGAGAAAACACACACATTCTGAGTACAGAAATAAACCTGCTTTTGAGCATAAAGAACTCATTATAAAAATGTACGATGATACAAATGTAGCAGACGCTAACTCTACAGGCAGGAGCGTAGGTACAGCGTTCCATAGTGTAAGAAAACATATAAGGACTTTAGCTAATGGCAAAAAAACATGGGTTAAGGCGCACTTTAGAGGAAGTAAAGAGCAAGGCGTAGTAAGTAAGGACTACACATTAAAGACTGGATAGTTATAATAAAAACTAAGGAGAAGTATTATGAAACTAAAATTTGACGAAAAGAAACCCAACACGCAAACAGTTCAATTTAGAATAGACCCAAAGACTAACAAAAGACTTACTGCTTTGCGACAACATTATGGACAAACAAATGGCGTCTTAATAAAACAGATGATTGACCTATGTTATAACGACATAAAAAAATGAATATATTTGTAGTGGAAGAATGTCCTGAGTTAGCAGCAAATGCGCTACCTGATAAATTGATATGCAAGATGCCATTAGAGTCTGCACAAATGTTATCTACAGCACATAGGTATCTGAGTCCACATGACTATTGCGAGGATAAAGGATTATATAAAAAGGCATACTATAATCACCCCTGCACTAAATGGGCAAGAGCAACACATGAGAACTACAGATGGTTATTGATACATTGGATAACTCTATGTGAACAGTTTTATATTAGATATGGCAAACAACATAAATCATGGACTGACTTACAGGGTCTTATGATATTTCCTATGAACATTACAGAAGGTGAATTAACTCCGTTTCCACAAGCTATGCCTAACGAATACAAGAATCCAAATGACGCTGTAGCTGCATATAGAGATTATGTAATCCATGAAAAGCATTACGCAAAGTGGGACAAAGGTGTGGATAAGCCTGTATGGTGGTCTTGCTAGTTTCATAAAAAACTACTATCATTGGCTCATTACTTGGGAATAACTAAGAATTTATGAGCAGAAAAGTACAAAAACTTACTCCTACTTTAAAAGAAAAGTTAAGGAACTTATATGTGCAAGGCATAGACAACGAGCAGGGTGAGAGAGTTTTATATAGTCTTGAACAGTTAGCTAAACAATACAAGATTGGTAAAAGTACTCTCTATAGACATGCAAGTAATGATGGTTGGAAAGAATCACAAGAACAATATCAAAATGATTACCTAAGAAGCCTAGATGAAAAGAGACTAAAAGAGCGTGTTGCAGATAGCATTAAGATAGATGGGACGACCCTAAATATATCTAAGGCACTACTAGGACAAATAGGACAATTCATAAGGGAGACACAGGCGCAAGGAAAAGTTACGCCTAACATGTTATCAACAATCGCAGAAGCGACATACAAGGTACAACGAGTAGCAAAGTTGGCTTTAGGTGAAGCAACTGACAATATGAATCTAAATGCCAATGTCAAAGACACAGACGCTTTCAAAGAAGCTATGGAACTCTTGGACGAGATTGCAGACGCCAAACGAACAGGCGACTTGGAATCTCTACACTAAGTGGCTTCGTACAGCTAGAGAAAAACAGTTAGCCCCTAAAGCAGACCATTTTATATGGCTTATCCTTGCAGGTCGTGGTTGGGGTAAGACTAGAACTGGTGCGCAGGACATAGCTCTATATGCTTTAAGAAATGCCAATACAATATGCGCAGTTGTTGCTCCTACCTTTGGTGATTTAAGGCGTGTTTGCTTTGGTGGCAATAGTGGTCTTTTGTCAATTATCCCTGATGATTGTATGGATTCTTCGTTTGGTACTGGGGGCTTCGCTTCTTCAATATGTGAAATCCGTTTAGCCAATGGCTCTAAAATAGTTGGTTATGCTGCTATCAATCCTGAAAGACTTCGTGGTCCACAGTTTCATAGAGCATGGTGTGATGAATTAGCTGCTTGGCAATATCCTGAAGCCTTTGACCAATTAATGTTTGGTCTGCGTCTTGGTGATAAACCACAAGCTGTAATAACAACTACACCTAAACCAATAAAGCTCATAAAAGAATTGGTAGAAAGAAAAGATGTCATTATTACTAAAGGGTCTACTTTTGAGAACAAACAGAATCTAGCTGCTAGTGCGTTGGCTATGATGGAAGAACGCTATCGTGGTACTGCTCTTGGTAGACAAGAACTATATGCAGAAATAGTAGATGAAGTAGAAGGCGCTCTATGGAATACCAAAATGATAGAAGAACAAAGATTGCCTGACGATACAGAAAAGGATTTAAAGCAAATAATAATAAGTGTTGACCCTGCAGTTACAGCCAATGAAGATAGTGATGAAACTGGTATTATCGTAGTGGGCAAAGATTGGAATAACCACTTCTATTTGTTAGAAGACCTAAGTGGGAGACATACTGCTGATAAATGGTGTAGAATAGCTATTAGGGCTTTCTATGAATGGGAAGCAGATAGAATAGTTGCAGAAGTCAATAATGGTGGTGATTTGGTAGAAAGGTTATTGCGAACGATTGATACAAACATACCCTATAGAGCAGTAAGAGCTACTAGGGGTAAGATGACAAGGGCAGAGCCTATATCAGCATTGTATGAACAAAAGCGAGTTCACCATATCGGAGTATATGAAGAACTAGAAGCCCAAATGTGTACTTACACAGGTCTATCCCAACAACAAAGTCCTGATAGGTTGGACGCTTTGGTATGGGGTTTATTTGAATTATCTAAATCTCAGGGTAATGTAAACTGGAGAATTACATAATGGCTAAACAAACATTTTTTGAAAGAGTACTTGGGTTAAATAGTAATCAAGACACAAAACAAGTAACCAGTATGATGGGTTATTTTGGTGTTGGTACTGAGCAAGGTAAAGATTACAAATACCAAGACTTAGCTAAAGAAGGATATTTAAAAAATGCGATTGTTTACAGATGTGTAAATGAAATAGCAAAAGGCGCAAGTTCTGTACCCTTCTTAATTAAGAACGGAGACCAAATATTAGACAACCACCCAATCATAGATTTATTACAAAGACCTAATCCTCTACAGTCTTATAGCGAGTTCTTTTCATCACTCTTTGGCTATGTTCTTTTAAGTGGTAATGCTTACATATTAAAAACAGGAACAGAGAGAGGAGTACCAAGAGAATTACATCAACTACGACCTGATAGAATTAACATCAAGGGAAGTGGTAATCCAATACCTGACAAATATGAATACATAGTAAATGGACGAGTACAAAGCGTCTACGATATTGACCAAGATGATGGGTTTAGTGAAGTCAAACATATTAAGTTATGGAATCCACTAGATGACTATTATGGACTATCGCCTATGAGTGCTGCTGCCGTAGAAGTAGACCAATTTAATATGGCAAGTAAACATAATGTCAATTTGCTAGGCAATGGTGCAAGACCAAGTGGTGCTGTCATATTTAAACCTAAAGACGAAGCAGGATTTGATGTCGCTTTAACTGAATCACAAAGACAACAATTGCTCGTAGACATAAACAATAGATTTAGTGGTGCAGGTAATGCAGGTCGTCCTATGTTGCTTGAAGGAGATTTTGATTGGAAAGAAATGGGGCTTAGTCCAAAAGACATGGACTTCATTAATCTTAAAAATATGGCTGCTACAGATATAGCCTTATGTTTTGGAGTGCCTTCACAATTAGTTGGTGTGCCTGATAGTCAAACTTACTCAAATGTTGCTGAAGCAAGACTAGCTCTATATGAGGAAACTATTATCCCACATTTAAGAAAGATACAGTCTGACATGAATGAGTGGCTTGTACCTATGTTTGATGACAGGTTAATGCTTGAATTTGACATAGATAGTATTCCTGCATTGAGTGAAAGACGAAGAAAGATTTATGAAAATGTGACTTCAGCAGTCAATGTTGGAATCATGTCAAGAAACGAAGCAAGAGCAGCAATAGGACTAGAGCCAAAAGACGGAGCAGATGACTTGCTTGTACCTGCAAACTTATTCCCATTGGGTGAAGAAGCTGTACCTGATAAGAACCCACCTGTAGAAGAAGATGACTTAGAAGATTATCAAGATGAAGATGATGAAAAATATGATGACCTTTTGACTGCAGATGAAATTAAGGCTTTAGCAGATTTAGATTTAAAGCCAACAGCTTCTATGGCAACTGCTGCTGTAAGAGCGCTTAACTGGCGAAAAGAATATAACAGGGGAGGGACTTTGGTTGGATTAGCTAGAGCCAATCAACTGAAGAACAGAGAAAGACTAAGTCCACAAACTGTCAAAAGAATGTTCAGTTTCTTTAGCAGACATTCATCAAATGACAGGTTATTTAACACTAAAGAAAAAGATGGTGGACCAACGGCTTGGAGAATAGCATGGGATTTGTGGGGTTCAAACGCAGGATACACATGGTCAAAAAGTAAAGTTGAGCAAATAAATAGAGAGCTTAGCAAACAATCTAAAGCTCTAGCAGGAACTTTAAAAGTTGGAGACATGGTTAGTTGGAATTCTAGTGGTGGAACTGCAAGAGGTAAAATTACAAAAATAGTTAGAGAAGGTAAATTGCCTGTACCAAAAACTGACTTTACTTTAAATGCAACTGAAGACAATCCTGCATGTTTAATTAGAGTGTATCAAGCAGGTGAACCATCTGATGTAATCGTAGGTCATAGATTCTCAACATTGCGTAAATTGTAAAATAAGTGCTTTTTATGCCTATTTTAGTCAAAAACAAAGCACCACAATCACGCAGGACGCATTTTCTACTACAAGGTAATACCTTACTAACCCCTTAAATTACATGCTAAGAGAACGCAAAGAATTTAACACAATCCAAGTTGGTCGCATATCTTCAAGAGCAGAAGCCAAGAGACAAATGGTTTTACGCACAAGATTAGAAAGAGCCTTATTTACAAATCTACGCAAACTATTAAAGAAATGGGTCAATGTTCAAATGTTCTTATTTCGTAGATACGGAATATACGAAGCCAACATAGCAGCGCAAAATCTCAATCAAGATTTATTACCTCTAATACAAGACCATTTTAAAAAAGTGTTCCTTGTCATTTATCAACATAATGAAAACAGACATTATTCTGAAAAAAGTGAAGCTATGGTCTTTGGAAGAAACCAAGAAATAGACAGATTAGTTGCAATGTACTTTTCTAATAGAGTTTTGTTCTTTGAAGGAATGAGTGCTAACTTGGCAAACAAGATACAGCTAATAATTGAAGATGGATTATATGGAGGTATGCCATTAGAAAATATTGCTAATTTAGTCAGTAAAGAGACAGCAGTAATAGCAAGGTCAAGAGCAGCAACAATAGCAAGGACAGAAACTCACGGAGCTGCAAGTTATGCCAATCATCAATATTACATACAAGCACAAAGAGACCTAGGTATGCAGTTGAATAAAAGATGGCTGTCTACGCAAGATGAAAGAACAAGACCACATCATGCAGCAGCTAACGGACAGATAAGAGACATGAATGAAAAATTTGATATAGGTGGAGCTAGAATGGATTATGCAGGAGACCCAGCAGGTGGTGCAAAAAATGTCATTAATTGCAGGTGTAATGTTCTGTATAGCGATGAAAGAGACATAGTTACATAATCCCCCTACATATTGTGCAATTACTCATTGTGGGATACTATATATGGATTATAGAGCATGTTTAATCTATGGTATGATGGAAACAGCATTTAATGGAGAATGACACAATGGCAAATTTAGACAATAGTGTCAGTTCAGTTGAACACGAAATAGCAGATGATATTGGTGCAAAAGCAGAAGTAAGGAAAGATGTTTTTACTACTGAAGAAGAAGCTACTAAACGAGCAAAAGAAATAGGGTGTGAAGGAATACATAGCCACGATGAAAATGGGGAAAAAATTTTTATGCCTTGTGCAACACATGACGACTATATAGAAGCTACAGGTGAAGATGTCAAAGAAAGTTCTTTGCACCAAGAAGTAAAAGCCGAAATCAAAGCCTATGAAGATGATGACGAAGATAGTGATTACGGCAAGTTTGAAGGATACGGCTCAGTATTCGGTAATAAAGATTTAGGAAACGATGTTATCGCAGCAGGTGCATTTACTAAGTCTTTAGCTAAAAAGAAACCCAAAGATGTAAAACTTTTATATCAACATAAGTCTGATATGCCTATTGGTGTGTTTGACGAAATCAAAGAAGATGAACACGGCTTAGTAGTAAAAGGTCGTCTTGCCTTAAAGACACAGGCAGGAGCAGAAGCTTATGAACTACTAAAAATGGGAGCGCTAGATGGTCTATCAATAGGCTTTAGAGTAAACCCTGATGAAGTTTCTTACGATAGGCGCTCTAACAAGAGAACTATCAAAGAAGTAGAATTAATGGAAGTCTCACTTGTTACCTTCCCTATGAATCCTAAAGCTAAGGTTCGTAGTGTAAAAGGTGATGAGATTTCTGTTAGAGAGTGGGAGAATGGTCTGCGAGATGCTTTCCAATTATCTCGTTCAGAAGCGAAAGTGGCTGCAGCCGCAGTCCACAAGTCCTTTGAGCAGCGAGATGCTGACCAAACGACTGAACTGGTAGATGCCATAAAGAACTTAACTTTAACCTTAAAATCTTAATAGGAGATTATTATGTCGGAAGATGTGAAAACTGCTATCAACGAAATGGGTAAAACTTTTGAAGAATTTAAAAAAGTAAATGACCTAAGACTTGAAAGCATAGAAAAAGGTGAGAGTACTGCTAATCTAGACGAGAAAATGGCTAAGATAGAATCTAAGTTAGATTCTCTTGAAGAAGTTAATCAACAATTAACTAAAGCAGAACAATCACAAAATGACATCAAAGAGCAGGTTGCACAATTAGAGACAGTCTTAAAAAGACCAAACTCTGGTTTTGCTACTAAGCAAGTTGATGAATATATGGGCGCATTTGACTTATATTGCAGAAAGGGCCTTGAAGCTCTTGGCGCAGATGAGAAGAAAGCATTAACTGTATCCAATGATAGTACAGGTGGTTATTTAGCACCTCCTGAGTATGTAAGGGAGCTTCTTAAAGAAGTAACTGAAATCTCACCTATCAGAAGTATTTCTAAAATTAGAAGTACTGGTAGTAGAAGTATCCAAGTTCCTAAAAGAACTGGTCAATTTGCTGCTCAATGGGTATCAGAATCAGGAACTAGAGCTGAGACAGAAGGCTATCAAGTTGGACTAGAAGAAATCCCTGCACACGAGCATTACGCTATGGTGGATATTTCTGAACAGGACCTTGAAGATACTGTCTTTAACCTAGAAGCTGAAATGCAATCAGAATTTTCTGAGCAGTTTGCAAAAGCAGAAGGTGCAGCATTTGTATCAGGTAATGCAGTAGGTAAGCCTGAAGGATTTATGTCAGCAGCAGGTGTTGGTGAAGTGAATAGTGGTAGTGGAACTCTAATAACAGCAGATTCACTAATCTCACTTGTTCATAATATTAAATCTGAATATGGCAGAAATGGTGTTTTTGTTTTTAACAGAAGCACATTAGCAGCAATTAGGAAGCTAAAAGATACAGCAGGTCAGTATGTATTCCAAGCAGGTATGAATCTTCAAGGTGGTGCTACTAGCACAATCTTAGGGTACAACTATGTGGAAGCAAGTGATATGCCTTCAGTAGCAGCCAATGCTTTTCCAGTCGCCTTTGGTGATTTCAAAAGAGCATACATGATTGTAGACAGAGTGGCTTTAGCAGTATTAAGAGACCCTTATACCCAAGCAACAACTGGTAATGTTAGATACATTGCTAGGCGTAGAGTTGGTGGTCAAGTGATACAAGCAGAAGCTATTAATAAACTAAAAATCTCAGTATAGAGAAGGAGTAGATAATGAAGATTTAAGTAATAACATTAAACTTATGCAATCTATAGCTCCTGCAGTTTTAGATGCTGACGCTAACGGCACAGGTGTTGATACACAAGGTTACGAGAATGTAGCTATTGTTGTTGATTCAGGTGTTGAAGTTATTACATTAAGTGGTACTAACAAGATTGAATTTGAATTAGAGCATTCTGATGACAATTCTTCTTGGAGTGATGCTGAATCCTCTGATGTCAATGGCACTTTAGGTGCTTTAGGAAACTTCCTAACATTAGATGATAATGCTGAGTCGCCACAAATCTCTGAGATTGAGTACTTAGGTACTAAGAGATATGTAAGAGTAGTCGCTAATTTTAGTGGTACTCATGGTACTGGAACTCCAGTAAGTGCAAGTGTAATTCTTGGTAAGCCAAGACACGCACCTGCATAAGCTAGGTTGTAGAAAATCTGTGGGGAGGGAAACTTCCCCACTTTATTAAGGAACGATTATGTCAAAGAAATTTAAAATATTAGTACCGAAACCATGTGCTATAGACGATATTGGAATGGATGTACAATTGATGAAAGCTGATGAAATTGTATCAGCAGATTCAGATGTCATGGCTGCCAATATGGCTATGTTTGTGGAAAATGGTTGGGCTATGGAAGTCAAGGTTGATTCTGTTGAAGAAAAAATAGAAGTAGAAGCTGAGATTAAAAGAGCTAGAAACGACAAAGGTCAACTAATTGGTGATGACCCTGAGACTCCTGATGTAAATGAAGCATGGGAAGGTGGAGAAGCACCAAAAGAGACTAAAAAATCAACAAAAAAGAAGAAAACTACTAAAAAAGCCAAGTAAGTAGTTTTTTGTTATACTTTTATACAGCAGAAGCTGAGATGGTAGATACCATATATATTATTAGGAATTATTTATGGCAGCAGGGTATCATCATTTTATCATTGAGCAAGGTGCAACATTTAAGCACTCTCTTACGCTCAAAGATTCAAGTGGCTCAGTCATAAATCTAGGTGGCTATTCAGCCGAAATGGATTTGCGTAAAAATCAAGATGACGCAAACGAAGTAATCACACTAACTGTTGCCAATAGTCGTATAGCGATGGGTGGAGCAGCAGGAACAATCACAATAGAAATATCAGCAGCAGATACGACCAATCTACAAGTTGGCGATGGTGTCTATGATATAGACCTTACTGATGCAAGTGGTAAGGTAGATAGAGTATTGGACGGAACATACTCAATAAGGGGTAATGTAAGCAGATGAGCATTAACAATATAGACATTATCACAGTAGGAACACAAGGTCCTGCAGGAGCGCAAGGTAATACAGGAGACAAAGGTCAAAAGGGTAGTCAGGGTGCTGATAGTTCAGTACAAGGTCCTACAGGTGGGACAGGTGATAAAGGACAAAAAGGTGAAGTCGGAGTAACAGGTTCTACAGGAAATACTGGTGCAGGTGGAGATAAAGGTCAGAAAGGTCAAACAGGAAGTACTGGTAGTCAAGGAAGTACAGGACCAACTGGTAGTACTGGCTCTACAGGACAAAAAGGAACAACAGGAAATACTGGAAATACTGGAGCTACAGGAGACAAGGGTGAGAAAGGACAGGTTGGAGATACAGGCTCTACAGGTAGTAAAGGTCAAAAAGGTACAACAGGTTCAACAGGGTCTACAGGACCAACTGGAAACACAGGTTCTACAGGAAACACAGGCGCACAAGGGGACAAAGGAACAAAGGGTGAAGTAGGAAATACTGGTTCTACAGGAAACACAGGAAGTACTGGTTCAACTGGCTCACAAGGAACAAAAGGTCAAAAAGGTGGAGAAGGTAATTTTGGTGGACAAACAGTAGAATTTAACTTTGCCACTAATACTGCTGATACAGACCCAACAGCAGGAATAGTCAAGTTCAACAACGCAAACATTTCGTCTGCTTCTCTCATGTTCATTGATGATGTAGACCAAGGCTCTACAGACATACAAGCATATTTAAGAACTATTGATGATTCTACTTCGTCAATTAAAGGTCATGTCCGTTTATCAAACAAATCAAATGCTGCTGATTTTGCTCTATTCCAAATTGGTGGTGCTATTACAGAAGCAACAGGATACTTTAAAGTACCAGTCGCATATTTAAGTGGCGCTACTTCATTTAGTGCTGATGAAGAACTAATAGTCACATTCGCAAGAACAGGTGATATTGGAGATACAGGTGCAAAAGGTCAAAAAGGAACTACTGGTACTACAGGTAGTACTGGAAGCAAAGGTCAAAAAGGTGAAGTTGGTATAACAGGAAATACTGGTCCAACAGGCTCAACTGGACCTACAGGAAATACAGGAGGAACTGGTCCAACTGGTCCTGCAGGTAACGATGGTAGTGATGGAGACAAAGGGCAGAAAGGACAACAAGGTAACTCAATAACAGGACAGAAAGGACAAACAGGTGCTACTGGTCCTGCAGCCAATGATGGTGCTGATGGAAATGATGGTTCAGACGGAAGCAAAGGACAGAAGGGTGAAGTTGGCGTCACAGGTAGTCAAGGAGATAAAGGACAGAAAGGTACTACAGGTGCAAGTGGTTCAAATGGAAGCGATGGGTCTGCAGGAGACAAGGGTCAAAAAGGAGAAATAGGAGCAGGTGGCGCTACTGGTAATACTGGACCAACAGGAAATACTGGAGCTACAGGTCCAACTGGTCCAAGTGCTAGTGATGGTAATGACGGAGACAAAGGTCAAAAAGGTGAAGGTGGTACTAATGGCTCTAATGGAACAAACGGCACAAAAGGTCAGAAAGGAGAAATTGGTGCTTCCGTTACTGGAGATAAAGGTCAAAAAGGACAAGCAGGTCCTACTGGTTCACAAGGACCAACAGGTTCTACTGGCTCAAATGGAAGCGATGGTAACGATGGTTCAAAGGGACAGAAAGGAGAAGTAGGGGTTACAGGTCCTACTGGAAGTACAGGTCCTGCAGGTAATGAAGGTAATGATGGAAGTGATGGCTCTAAAGGTGAAAAAGGTCAGAAAGGTTTACAAGGTGTAACAGGTCCAACAGGAACTGGAAATGATGGTTCTGATGGTTCTAAAGGTCAGAAAGGTGAGGTAGGTGCAGGTGGCTCTACTGGCTCAACAGGTCCAACAGGTCCAACAGGTCCGTCAGGAGCAGCAAGTTCCAAAGGACAAAAAGGAGAAGTAGGTGCAACTGGAGGAACTGGTCCTGCAGGTAGTAATGGAAATGATGGCTCAGATGGCTCAGATGGTTCTAAAGGACAAAAAGGTGAGGTTGGTGTAACAGGCTCAGGTGGAGACAAAGGACAAAAGGGTCAAACAGGAACAACAGGTAATACAGGTAGTACTGGGTCAACAGGACCTAGTGGACCAACTGGTGCAGGTGGAGATAAAGGTCAAAAGGGTGAAATTGGAGCAACAGGCTCAGCAGGAAGTAATGGCTCTAATGGCGATAAAGGACAAAAAGGTACAACAGGCTCAACAGGTAATACTGGTGGAACAGGACCAACTGGAGGAGCAGGGGACAAAGGACAAAAGGGAACAACTGGTAGTACAGGTGCAGGTGGCTCAACTGGTTCTAAAGGGCAGAAAGGTGAAGTCGGAGTTACAGGTGATACAGGTGCAGCAGGTAGCAACGGAAGTAATGGCTCTAAGGGTCAGAAGGGTGAAGTTGGTGTAACTGGTAATACTGGTTCTACTGGAAGTGCAGGAGACAAAGGACAAAAAGGAACTACAGGCTCTACTGGTCCTACAGGTTCAACTGGACCAACTGGAGGTACAGGAGATAAAGGTCAGAAAGGACAAACTGGAACGACAGGAAATACTGGCTCAACAGGTTCTACTGGACCAACTGGTGGAACTGGTGATAAGGGTCAGAAGGGTACTACAGGCTCTACAGGAGCAGCAGGTTCTAATGGTTCTAATGGAAGTAAAGGACAAAAAGGCGAGGTAGGAGTTACTGGTAATACAGGTTCTACTGGTTCAACTGGTAGTACTGGTAGTACAGGTGCAAAAGGTCAAAAAGGTGAAGTTGGAACTACAGGTTCAGCAGGTAGTAAAGGACAGAAAGGTCAAACTGGTGTTACTGGGTCTACTGGTCCTGCAGGTCCTACAGGTTCAACTGGACCAACTGGTTCTACTGGAACAGGTATTACTATGGAAGGACAAGTTGCCCAAACAAGCAATCTTCCTTCTTCAGGCAATACAAAAGGAGACGCCTATATAGTTCAAAATGATGATTCACTACATATATGGGACGGAAGTGCTTGGGTAAGTGGTGGCTCTATACAAGGACCACAAGGAAGCAAAGGGCAGAAAGGAACTACTGGGTCAAGTGGCTCTAATGGAAGTAATGGCGATAAAGGTCAAAAAGGTGAGGTAGGAACGCAAGGTGTACAAGGATATACTGGACCTACAGGGTCTACTGGGTCTACTGGTTCTACTGGTTCTAAGGGTCAAAAAGGACAAACAGGAGTAACAGGAAGTACTGGTCCTACTGGTTCTACTGGTCCTGCAGGAAGCAATGGTAGCAATGGTTCAAATGGAGACAAGGGTCAAAAAGGAACTACAGGTTCTACTGGAGGAACAGGTCCAACAGGAAGTACAGGACCAAGTGGTTCAAACGGAGATAAAGGACAGAAAGGAACAACTGGTAGCACAGGTAGTACTGGTGGTACTGGACCTACAGGTCCACAAGGCGACAAAGGTCAGAAGGGTCAAACAGGAGCTACAGGTCCTACTGGTCCAACAGGAGGAACAGGACCTACAGGAAATACAGGTGGTACTGGACCAACAGGAGCTAAAGGTCAGAAAGGTGCAGCAGGTACAAATGGCTCAAATGGAGATACTGGACCTACAGGTAGTACAGGACCAACTGGACCAACTGGAGCTAAAGGACAGAAGGGAGTTACAGGTTCAACTGGACCAACTGGTTCAACAGGACCTACTGGACCTACAGGCTCTAAGGGACAGAAAGGTGAGGTTGGAGCGACAGGTCCTTCAGGAAGCAACGGCTCAAATGGCTCAAATGGTTCTAAGGGACAGAAGGGGACAACAGGTAGTACAGGGTCTACAGGTCCAACTGGCTCAACTGGCTCAACTGGTTCACAAGGCGATAAAGGTCAAAAGGGAACTACAGGAAATACTGGAGGGACAGGACCTACTGGAGGAACTGGTCCAACAGGCGCAAAAGGACAGAAAGGAACAACAGGAAGTACAGGTGGAACTGGTCCTACAGGTCCGTCAGGAAGTAATGGTAGTAACGGAAGTAAAGGACAAAAAGGTCAAACTGGAGCAGGAGGTTCAACAGGAAGTACAGGACCTACTGGACCAACTGGTAGTACAGGTCAAAAAGGACAAAAAGGAGTTACTGGCTCTACAGGTGGAACTGGACCAACAGGACCTTCAGGCTCTAACGGAAGCAATGGGTCTAAAGGTCAGAAAGGACAGACAGGTAGTACTGGAGGTACAGGACCTACAGGTGGTACTGGTCCTACTGGTGGAACTGGAGCTAAAGGGCAAAAAGGTCAAACTGGTGCAGGTGGCTCAACTGGTCCAACAGGACCTAGTGGTTCTAATGGGTCAAATGGAAGTAATGGTTCTAAAGGGCAAAAAGGACAGACTGGAGCAGGAGGTTCAACTGGACCAACTGGAGGAACTGGTCCAACTGGTGGAACAGGACCTACTGGTGCGAAAGGTCAAAAAGGACAGACAGGTGGAACAGGTGGGACAGGTCCTACAGGTCCAACTGGTCCTACAGGAAATACTGGTTCGCAAGGTGGAACTGGACCAACAGGTGCAGGTGGTTCTACAGGAGCAAAAGGACAGAAAGGTCAGACTGGTGGAACAGGTGGAAATGGACCTACTGGTTCTACTGGACCAACAGGACCAACAGGACCTACTGGAAGTGCAGGGTCAAATGGTGGAACAGGACCTACAGGAGCTAAAGGACAGAAGGGACAAACTGGTGGAACAGGACCTACTGGTGGTGGAGGTTCTACAGGACCTACAGGACCTACTGGAGCAACAGGACCTACAGGACCAACTGGTTCAGCAGGTTCAAACGGAAGTAATGGTGGAACTGGACCAACAGGACCTACAGGGCCTACAGGACCAACAGGTGGATTCTCAACTAACTCAAATGCTCAAATTAATAGCTTAGGTGTAAATACAGGCGCTAGTGGAACAGCAGGTGAAATTAGAGCAACTAATAACATTACTGCCTACTATTCAGATGAAAGACTAAAAGATTTTGATGGCAATATAGTAAATGCTTTAGAAAAAGTCATGCAGCTTAATGGATACTATTTCAAAGAAAATGCAAAGGCTAAAGAACTTGGTTATGACAATGATAGATTGCAAGTAGGGGTAAGCGCACAAGAAGTTCTTAAAGTACTTCCAGAAGCGACTACGGAAGCTCCTATAGATGCTAATTACTTAACTGTATGGTACGAAAAGTTAGTGCCACTATTAATAGAAGCAATCAAAGAATTAGCTATAGACTCACATAGTCCAAAAGGACTGCAAGACTTAGATGGTTATTCTGAATTGCAGGAGAGACTTAAAAAGTTAGAGGATAAGTAATGGCTTACACCTGTATAACTGCTACTTCTGAACAAATGGAAACATGGATTTCTGATGGTATTATTCAAAGACTTTATGATGATTCAAAATCATACATAGATGCAGGTTCACACCCTTTTGACCCTAATATGACAGATGATGAAAAAAGAGATTATTTCATAGCTAGATTTAGGAGTGTTTACAGTCCTGATTCATGGTCACCTGATAGTCATACTAATTTTAATCAAGCAATGTTTGATGATGATAAATTAATTGCCATTTACAATGGTCATTATGATTCTACAGATACTTCTGCAAATTTATCTATAACTCTTTTTAGTCCTAATAAAAGTGGTTCTAAGTCATATCTATACGCATTAGACTATACGACAGTTAGAAAAAATACTGAGAAGGCTTTAGGTGCGAACAAGGCTCATGTTTGGGTACAATGTGGTAATGGACCTGCTTTTAGAATGATGGCACAAAAGTCTTATGAAAATATTGGGGTACTCTATGAAGATGTTGTACATGAAGATATAGAGCAACATTATTACTATGAAAGACCTGCATATACAAGTATTCCTACTCCTGATGGGATTAGTGAAGAAGTACCTGCTGAAGTAGTAATGGACTTTAAAATGACACTAACAAGGTTTACACTGGTATTCAAATGACAA